GTAGATAGTGCAACAATTTATATATATAACTCAAATAAGATTAAGCCTATATTAGAGGAGGTTTAATTGCTATTTTATAAAAAACAAGATAAAACTAAAGAGGATTTGAAAAAGTCCTCTTTTTTTTTGTCAATAACTGTGCTTAAAATCATTTTGATTTCTATTTATATAAAAAGCTGTGTATTAAGATGTCTGGAATCTATTTTAACCCTATAAAAAGAATATTTTTAAACCTGTCAGGTGGTACTGTTACAGGCGATACTGTATTTACAGAGGGTGTTCACGCTACAAGATTATCTGGAGACACAATTTATTCTGGTTCAACAGATTTAGAGACAATAATTTACAATATTACTAATGGAGTAACGCAAGGAAATTTTTTGCCGATTTCAGGAGGTACTGGTGGTCCATATTTATTTACTGGAGGAACAACAGCTGATACTGTAAATATAGTGACGACCATAGAGCCGACTACAGATAATACGGTAGACTTAGGAAGTCCAGTAAGAAGGTTTAGAAGACTTAATACAGTAGATGGAATAGCAGTAAGTTTTACAGCTTCAACAAGGATTAAAACAAATCAATTATTACTTGGAGATACTATAGTTACAGAAGATAATATAATTCTTTCTGGAAATTGTATAGATGGAGGGGATTGGTAAGTAATATAAGAAAAAAAATAGATATTTATAATAAAGAAAAATAGAATAAAATGGCTGATATTAGACAAGTAACAATAAAAGTAAGAGACAGACAAGTTGATGGTGGAATAGTTCCATCTACAGCAGTGATGGCTGAACCATTTGTAAATCTTTATAATGGTGTTTTAAGATTCTCTGGTGTGACTGGAGGTGATTATGAAACATCATCACAAGCGGGTGTTTTTGAAGTAGGTTCAACACTTTATAATTCACAAATTACAAATAGATTAAACATTAATGATAACTTTGTTATTAGTGGTGGAACAGGTTTAATAAGCACTTATGCTGGTATATCTGGAGCTGGACTTAGTGGAAAGTTTATGAGTGGTACAACGAATGGTTTTGTATTAGGAGAGATTTCAGATATTCAAGGTGTAACTACAAGAGTTCAACCTGGAACAAATATAATAACTGGTGGAACTCCAGATTTTCCAACTGTTAATCTTGTAGATTCTCCTTCATTCAATAACATTGACTTCTCAGGAACAACAACTGGTGGAGATATGATTGTAGGTGATATGTCTGCAACAACAATTTATTCAGGTGGAACAGACCTTGGAGATATAATTTCTACAATAGCAGGACCACACACAGCAGTTCAAGGTGGAACAAACATCACAACTGGTGGAACGGCTTCAGAGCCAATAATCAACCTTGTTGATTCTCCTTCAGTAGATATATTATCTGCTTCTGGACATGTGATTACAAATGGAACTACTTATTCTGGTGGAACAATAGTTGATGATGGAATTTTCACAATTGATGCAGCAACTAGAGTTGAAGTAGACAGTGATTTACATCCAACAGCTCACTTAACATATGACCTTGGAGCTCCAGGGCAAAGATGGGATGAGCTTTATGTAAGAAAAGTAAGATTAGGAACATCTTCAACAACACTTGAAGACCAATTATTCTCATCCACAACTGGTGATTTTAAATTTGATTTTGCTGGAGACCTTTATATTGATAATAATACTTACCCAGAAGCAGATATTGCTTATGATATGGGTAGGTCAGCAAATAGATGGAAGACAGGATATTTCCAAGATGTAGATATGCTAGGAGACCTTTCAACAACAGCATTGACTGTTTCTAGTCTTACAGCTGGAAGAGTTGTTTATGTTGGAACTGGCGGAAAACTAGTTGATGAAGCTGGATTTGAATATGATGATACAGCAAATATTTTAAAGTCTACAAACCTTCAAGTTGGTACTCCTGGAACTACAGGAACAACAACAATATTTGGAGACTTAGTTGTAATGGGACAAGGTATTAGCGGATTCACTTCTGAACTTTATATTGAAGATAATTTAATTGAAATTAACTACAATCCAACAGCATCTACAGTATCAACTTCTCTTGGAGCAGGTTGGGCAATTCAAGATGGTTCTGGTGTAGGTGGAACAGATGTTCTTTGGGATATTAGAGGAGCTGCAACTGGGGTTGCGAATCGTTCATTTTCAACAAATCTAGGAAACATTAGAGTTGGAGAATCAGGAACAATTGGAGCACCAAATGGATTATATGTTCTGAAATCTACCGATTGTATAGATGGGGGGTCGTATTGACGGTGGAATTTACTAAATTTTAAACTATTTAGAAAGACAGAGTTTGATTACTCTGTCTTTTTTATTTATAATTAATTTAAAATTAGTAATATGAAATCAGGAATTTATAAAATCATAAACATAATTAATGGAAAAGTTTATATAGGACAATCAAAAAGATTAAATACAAGATTTAAAGAACATTTATATATAATAAAAAAGAATAAGCATTTTAATGAATATCTACAAAGAGCTTTTAATAAACATGGAGAAGATAGTTTTAAATACGAAATATTAGAAGAAATAAAAGATTTATCTTTACTTAATTTGAGAGAGAAGTTTTGGATTGACAATTATGGAGGAATTAATAGCGATGAAACATATAATCTAAAAGACCCGCTACTAAATGAATATAATGATTATGTTAGAAATAAATTAAGTAAGAGTAATACTGGTAAGAATAATCCAAACTATGGAAATAAATGGTCTGATGAACAAAGAAAAAGAATGTCAGATTCTATAAAAGGAAAATCATGGGAAGAGCTTTATGGTGAAGAAAAATCTGATGAAATGAAAAAAAAGGCAGTAGAAAGAAAATTAGGAAGCGTACATTCAGATGAAACAAAAGAAAAAATAAGACAAGCTAATATTGGAGAGAAAAATCCAGCATATGGGAAAGGCGACAGGCAGAAAGGTGAGAAAAATCCAAACTTTGGTAAAGCATCAAATAAAAGAAAGGTTTTATTACAGTTTAACAAAGAAGGTGATTTAATTAAAGAATATGAATTTTTATCGCAAGTAAAAGAGGATGGGTTTCATATAGGAAATGTAGCTTCTGCAGCAAGAGGCGATTTAAAGTCTTCTGGAGGATATATTTGGAAGTATAAAGGTGAAAATTAACACTATTTATTAATATAGTTTACTACATTCTTAAACCGAGTTTGTTATAAACAAGAAAAGCCATCTTAAAGATGGCTTTTTTATTTGTAATATTTTATTTTAATAAGGATTAACGTCTTTAGGTATTAGAATATCTATTTGTCCATTCTGTGGAACAGATAATTTATTTCCATCTGAATATAACAATTGAAATTCTCCTTTAAAGGTTCCAGATTCATTTGTATCTTCTGGGTCCCAATTATATTGTATTGTTCCTGCAGAGTAAGAAACTGTTTGTGCTGATTTAGCAAATATTTTGTAGTCTCCACAATTATTGGCCATTGTAAATGTAACTCCTGTCACACCATCAAGGTCATAAGACTCCTTCCCACCAAGACAGCCTCTATCTATTAAGCAAATCTGAAGAGATGGAAGTGTGTCGTTTCTTTTTATTGTGAATTCATTTTTATTTAATGGCATGGCTTATCAATTAATATGTTCCTAATATTTCGTATTCTATTGGTGTATCTCCACCTATTTCAAAATCAAGACGAGATGTATCGCTTATTTCATAGTCAAGATTGTTTGCTACATTGAAAGGCATAACTCTAAATCTTGTCACTAGTTTCCTGTCTGCTGGAGCATCTGAAGTATATTGTACGTACCACATAAGGTCGTAAGTAACATCTGATGCATAAAGAGTTGGGTCTAGGTCGGCATAAAATACGCCAGCGCTCTCCTCAACAAATGGTATAGCAGCTTCAATTAAATTTGTTGTAGCTGTATCGCCTGTCCCAGCAACATAAGTTGCAGCACTTAAAGTAACAGGAGTTATAAGAGTATAGTCATCTACTGGCCCAGCTGTGGACACACAATAAAACTTTCTATATAATCTTAAAAAACCCATATCTTTAAATAATAAAACCTTGAACGCTAAACAATAGCACCCAAGGTTTGCATTAGTATTTTTACAATAATATTATTATGCAGCAAGCAGACACCTGTCTGGTTGGATAGTAATGTTTACCATTGCAAGGTCATCAGCGCTATAATCAAAGTCATCAAATGATGCACTTGTGATTTGGCACCCTATAAGTGTCCATTTTTCTACTTCAACTCCTACTGGGTCAAGAGCTTTAAGTACAAGGTTTTTCTTGTATCCTATTGCGTATCCCATTCTACCAGTTGCAGATTCGAAATGAAGTCTTACCCATTCCATAATCTTTTGTGTTGTAGATGGTCCAATAACATCAATAAATGTGATGTCCATAGTTTGCCATACTGAACGACCAGCAACCCAAGTTGATGTATTCATGTAAGGAATCTCTGTTGAACCGATTTCAAGTGATGGTTTCCCTGATGTTTGAACCAAGAATGATTCAATACCTAATTCAGTTGGAAATTCCAGCACAAATCTATTTTTTCTTTTTGGTTCCTGTTCGATTGGAACAGGTCTAAACATGTCAGCCATAATTCTTTTTATTTATTTGTTTCTTTTGTATTAATAAATACCTATAAAAAAAAATTTTTAATTCGCTTTGGATTATAAATAAATAAAACTTGTCTCTATTTATTTAAAAGGGTTAAATAACCTGCCTTTATAGGCATTTTTTATTAAAGAATTAGATAATTCAACATGGCGCAGAACAGAGATGCACGTTTATTAACGAAAAGAACCTCTGTACCTGGCAAAGTTCCAACTGGAACCACTGGAAAC